TTAACAGATTATCTTCATTCATATTTAATGTATTCATTGTAAATATATATATTTGTTATTTAAATAGTTTTTTTATTTCAATTTTTTTTATTTATATAAAAACATATTTTTTAATTTACACCCTTGAAGATTTAAAACCGCACCTTTTGGAGCAATAAAAAAATCAAAAAGGTTTGCCCTTCGCAGAGCGTGTAAATTTTGGTTTTGGTAGTTCGTCTAAACTACCTGATAAATTCTTGCTCCTTGATAAATAATTTGGTCTTTCTTTATTATTTATCGCATTATAAGCAATTTTGTAAATATTTGTTGCTCCATTAACATCTCTATTCCAATAACCGCATCCGTTCTTACAACAAATCAGTCCGTGGATTAAGACATTACCGCTTCTATATGGTTTTGGATTTTCTCTAACCATTGTCTTTTTACAAATACCTATTTTACATTTGGAACACATACAACTTGTTCTAAATTCATCTACCAAATAAGTTTGAAATCCTGCTTTTCTAAATAAGGTTCTCATACCTTTTCCTTTGGTTGCTTCTTTGAATTTCATTTGTTTTTTCTGTTCGTAATCACCAAAACAAACTACTACATCATTTTCACCTCCAAAAATGCGTTTGAAATTATTTATCATTTTCTGTTCGCTTTTCTTTGTGTTTCTATAACTTTGTAATCGTAATTTTCTAAAAATATATTTTTCATAAAAGGTAAATAACATTCCATTTATTTCACTCTTCTTTTTAATGTATTCCTTAAAGTTTGTTATGTTAAGTGATTTACGATTGAATTTAGATATTTCAGTTTCCCATTCTATAATCGTTTTACCATTTATTTTTTCCTTTTTTAATTCCAATTGAATTTTTGAATACTTCTTTTTCTTTGTTTCTTTTCTTCGTTGGTCTTGTGAATAACGAAACTTATTTGCTTCTTTATTATAATCATCAACGCAATAAATTAAATCACATTTTCCAGGGTCTATTGCTACAATCTTTTTGTTTTGTAAATTAGAATAATCATTTAGTTCATCAATATAGGTTTCAGTTGATAACCCTTTTTTCATCATCGGTAATTTTTTACCAACTAAATCTTTACGCAATAATAACAAAGAACAACTTACTCCGTCTGTTTCTATCATATGGTGAAATTCATAATACTTCTTCTTGAAAAAATTTCGTTCCGTTCTAAAAAAGAATTCCCATATTTTGTCTTCTTTGCGTTTCAGGTTGCCTTTTGTTAAATAATCACTTTTATTTCCTTGTTTTTTCGTCATCAGCAAATGAACTAATGTAGTTGTATCTAATCTTATATGTTTTGGTATTACTTCATTTCTCATAGGAAATACATTATAAATAGTTTGTTCTTCTTTTTCAATTTGTTTCATCATAAAAATCATACAAGAAAAATAATCAAACGGACTACACATTAAGTCATAAACAATATTATTCTTTTTATAAGTTGTTTTATTTGGTGTAATAAATTGTTTTTGTTGGTTAATCCATTTATGATACATAGAATGAGATTTATAGTTATTATTTTCAACATTTAATAAATCATTCTTAATTTTGCGTAATTGATTACATAAATTATTAATTCTTTGTTCCTTTGCTTTTTGTGTAATATTTAACTTTCTTATTTTATTCATAATAAATTTCTTTTTCCAAACTACATTTACATATCGTTCAACATACTCTACATAATGTAATTTAATATTGTTTTCATACATCGTAAGAATATCAATAGTTAAATAATCTAAAATAGTATTCATATGTGTATAATCCAAGTTTTCATTTTTTATAAGTGGTTGAAAATCTGTTTTGTAAAAAGCAGTTAATCTATCTTTGAGTTCTTTGATTTCCTTTTTTGGTGGTCTTCCTGATGATTTTTCATTACATAAGATTTTCATACAAGAGTTAATAAATTCATCATTAATAATTGGTAGTAAATTATGCTTATCATAATGGTCTAATAAAAAAAGTTTCATAAACATCATAGTTTGAATAACAATTTTATTACACTTAATCACGGCATTTGTAATTTTCGGCAAGTTAATATCAGGATATTTCAAGACACTTTTCAAAGATGTTTTAATTCCTTTGAAAAAGTCGTCAGGTGGTTTTTCTTTTATTTCCATCCCTTATAATATTCCTTAATATTTTTATTTTAAGTAGTTTTCGCTAAATATTATTAATTTCAAATAAAATTGAAATAAAATAATATAAAATCTATTTTACATATAAATTAAAATGAGTGACAATATTTCACACGAAATTACGGAACAAACTCTTACGAAAAGAGTGCGTTGTGATTATGATTTATTACAACAAGATATAATGAAATTGAGAAAACAAAATGTTCTTAATGAATTAGAAATTTTAAAATTAACAGGTAAATCGGTTATTTTTGAAAACCAAGAAATAATAGCATCAAGAGTAGTAACCGCTTTTAAGAATAGAAAAATTATAAATATTATGGTTGTATCTAAAACGCAATCAGGTAAGACTGGAAGTATGTGTGCTACAATTAAACAATATTTGGAAGACACAAGTAATTTAATTCCAATTGAAAATATATACATTATTACTGGGTTGTCAAGTTGTGAATGGAAAGAACAAACAAAAGAAAGAATGCCTGAAAGCATACAAACAAGAGTATTTCATAGATGCGAATTACCTAATACATTTGTTGATGAAATTAAAGATAAAAAAAATATTCTTATCATTATGGATGAAATTCAAGTTGCCGCAAAAAAAGGTCAAACTATTTACAAAACATTTAAGAATGCTGGATTGCTAAATAAATCTAAATTATATGAAAATGATATTAAAATATTGGAATATACAGCAACTCCTGATGGAACAATATATGATTTAATGAAATGGAATGATGCCTCAACTAAAATATTAGCAGATGTTGGAGATGGATATATAAGTTCATATAATTTATTACAAATGGGGAGAGTAAAACAATATAAAGAATTATGTGGTTATGATAAAGAAACTGGAGAAGTAGATGAAGAAGTATTTGAAAACATTAAAGAAATAAAAAATGATATTGATAATTATGTCAATTCTTTATATCATATTATTAGAACTAAAAATGGTCCATACCAAGATTTAACCATTCAAAATTTCAAACAAATATTTAATTCTGATAATTATGATTTTATTAAATATGACAGAGAAAGTGAAATTGAAGACATAAATAAAACTATAATAATGAAACCAGAAAGACACACATTTATATTTATTAAAGAAATGTTAAGATGTGCTAAAACTTTGAAAAAAAGATATATTGGAATATTGTATGACAGATATAGTAAAAATCCAGATGATACGACAATTATTCAAGGATTAGTAGGTCGTGACACTGGATATGATAATAATGTTATAAGCATCTGTTATACTAATATAGATAGCATTAACAGATATGAAAATTTATGGCAGAGCAATTTTGAAGACAAAACTATTAAGTGGAATTCAAAAACAACCAAATATACAAATGGTATTCTTTCTGGTAAAAATACATTTAATGATCCAAAAGATTATGATGGATTTTCTGTGGCAAGTGATGATAGTGATGAGTTAAAAGAACCTGTTATTAAGAAATTTAAAACGCAAGAAGAAGCAAAGGAATATTACAATAAAGAACTAAAAGAAATTATGGGAGGTAGAGGTCCAATTAAAAGAAAAGCTGATGAAAATGGATTTTATCTTTCTACTATCGGAAAGGGTGATAATAGAACCAGAGTTAGAACAACCAAGGAAATATATGATGTTCGCAGATGGTCTCTAAATGAAACTCACCATTACACATTTCATCCTTGTTATGAAGATATCAATGATAAATCTACTTTACAATGGTGGTTTATCCATTATTAATTTAAAACAATATTTCTGTGTTCTAATGTGACTTTTATCTTCTGTAAAATGATAATCTAAACTTACCATATTATATTTTTTTTTAATAAGATGTTTTATTATTGATAACCAAGGTCTTTTTATTTTATTTGGTTCTCCAACTGCTTTTATTCCATTAAAACTATAATATTTTCTTATTTCTGGTATTAGTTCCATTATTTGTTTTTGGATTTCTTCATTTTTATCTAATTCATAAAGTGTATATTCTGTTTTATTTTCTAAATCTAAAATGGTTATAATTTTATCAACGATTTCTTCTTGTTCTTTTTTGTATAATTCACTTTTTAGACGCATTACAATATACTTAAAATAATAAATAAATTTTAAGTATGTTATTTATAAATTTTTAATTTTCTTCGTCGTGTTGATAGTTTTCTTTTTAATTCAAACCCTTCTTTCAAATTGTAAGCATATTCAAAATAGTTTTTATAATTTTCTGGTTTCACTTTATCAATTGCTTTTTCAACATTTTTTTCTAACTCTTGAAAATTCTCAACATTTCTATCCTTTTTCAAATATGTTTTTACTTGGTTAAAATATTGCTCTATTGCATCCGTCTTGGGAGTATATGGAACACAAAATAAATAATGATTACCACTTTTTGTTATAGCATTTTTAATTAATTCATTATTATGACTTCCTGCATTGTCTAAAATAATAAGATGGTCTTTGTATTTTGAAAATATATTTTTTTCTAAAAATTCTAATAATCGTTCTTTTGTCATACCACCTTTTTCATATAATTCTTTTCCTACGCATTTTGAATTATTTATTGCTACTAACAATGTGAATTTACGAAACACAAATTGATTGGATGTTTTTATTACACATCTTCTACCTAATTCACATCTACTATAAGGTGGTTTCAAAGCAGAACCAACACTCGTTTCATCTAAACAAATAATTTTATTCATAGGAAATTGTTTAACTCTACTATAAAATTTATTCAGTTCAGTTTGTTTTTCTATTGGTTTTTTATATCTTTCTTTTGGAAAATGCTCGTGTCTTGTTCTTTTTCTTGTTTTGTTATTATCTCTTATTACTTGTCCTAAATGTTGAGGTGTAATATCAAATGTAGGATATTTATTTTTCATATCAATCGCTAATTCATTCATAGTAAGTTGTTCGTTTTGTTTCAATAAATCTAACGCAGTTTTCACTTGTGGTTTTGTAATTTTGTAAGATATAGGTTTTCTGTTTCTTCTTGTTAAATTTTTAGAAGTATTATATCGTTTAATCCAATCTCGTAAAGTGGATTTTTTACAATCAAATATTTTACAAGTTTTCTTATATCCATCTCCTTTATCATTATTTAAGTAATATTTAACTGCAGATATTTTATAATCTTCTGTCTTATGTTTAGTCATCTATATTATTTTGAGAAAAATATAAAAATAGTCAGGGTGCGGTTTTAAATCTTCAAGGGTGTAAAGACATGGGTCCAATCTTTAAGTTCTTTTTTAATATATTTGTTTTTTAACTTAAAGACAGGGGTCCAATCTTTAAGTCGTTTTTTAATATAATTGTTTTTTAACTTAAAGAAAACAAGGGGTTAATATTCGTTATAACACATATTTTAAATTATTATTTTTTATAAAATGATAAAAATAATAATTACAATGTTCATATTTTGTGTAATACTTTTCTTTTATTTACATATTCAATTTCATTTAAAAACAAGCGATGATTTAGAAATATACGAAATAGAACAGGCATCAAAAGATAAAATGGAAGAAATATGTGATTTAAGGCAACCCGTTTTATTTGATTTACCTTCTGTTGAAGATTCAGACAAAATTTCTAATACAACTAACAAACAATATTTATTAGATAATTATCCTGTTTTTGAAATTAAAATTAGAGACACATATGATACTAATTTAGATTCTAATATGTGTGTACCATTACCTCTTCATCTTGCCACAAAATTATTTGATGAAGATACTAATTCCACTTATTTTAGTGAGGGTAACACGGATTTTTTACAAGAAACTGGAGCTATTAAAAATATGTCTTATAATGATGAATTTTTAAGACCATCCTTAGTTTCTAATTGTTATTATGACATTTTAATGGCTTCTGCCAATGTAGAAACCCCATTTAGATATGACTTAAATTATCGTAATTATTATATAGTCACACAAGGTTCAGTTAAAATAAAATTATCTCCGCCAAAAAGTATTAAATACTTATATCCTATTAGTGATTATGAAAATTTTGAATTTAAATCCCCAGTGAATCCATGGGCACCCCAAACAAAATATAAAGCTGATTTTGATAAAATTAAATGTCTTGAAATTATTTTAACTCCTGGACGTTTCTTGTTTATTCCTGCTTATTGGTGGTATACATTTAAATTTGAAAGAAACACAAGCATTAGTTGTTTTAAATATAGAACTTATATGAATAATATTGCAATAACCCCAAAAATATGTATGTATGCGTTACAAAATCAAAATGTTGAACGTAAAATAGCCAAACAAATAGATATAAAACAATTACAAAAACAAAACAAAGAAAGTAATGACTCTACTTCAATAGACCAACTAACAAATATACCTGTTTTAGAAAATAACAATAACCAAGATTTTCATAACGAAATTCCAGCTATTTTGATTCCAAATGATGTGTCAATGTATAATATTGTTGATTCAAATTTAATTGGTCATAATGATAATGATAATGATAATAATACAACATTAACAATTCAAGATAAACCACTTGTTAGTTCATTATCTGGATAAAATATAAAACATTCAAAGTTATAATATAAATAAACATTTGAAATAATCTACTTAAAGATATGTTACCATATATGGTAAGGAAATGACAAATTATAAAATCTATATTGAAAATAGAAATTATAGTTCTTGGACGGTGTTTAA